AGATTGCGCACTGCCTCGTCGGTGATCTGGCAGGGATCAACATCAAGATCGACTACGCCGTCGATGCAGCGGGACAGGTCCACGAAGACGATGATCTTGTCCTGCACCAACGCGACAGCGCGGATTACCTGCCCGCGCTCATCGTAATGGCGACCAGTGTTGAACTCGATGGGCCGCAGGAATTCGATGGGTCCGTACATGGTCATGTTCGTGTTCTCCGGTTGAATTAAGCTAATCCCCAGTAAACTTATAATAGTCAACCCGATATCATGTCAACACGTTTGCAGCATGCATGCCACATCAAAAGATTAAAATACTGTTTACAATCTTTCCAATATTATTAATATTACCCTGCACAATCAGCGTATTGCCGCCGCCACCCCCCACAGACAGAAAACCCCAGCATGGCATATTTGCCAAGCCACCCCGGTTTAATGCCGCCACAACGCCACAAGTCAACGTGGAAGCGGGTTTGAGCCATATATCGAACCGCCACACACTGGTTAATGTGGCGGCTTTAAAATGCCTGAAACCGTTGACTGACAAGGGTTGTGGCGTTGTGGCGGTTCAAAAGCAGGAATGCCACGGGAAACCATGTGCCAGTATTACCGATTGGTCTGAAAATGATTGAAAAACCCGCCACAAAAACAGGCCGACCCAGGCTATACAACGAAGAGTTAGGCTCATTGATCTGTGGCCACCTTGCAGCAGGTAAGTCATTGTCAGCCATATGTAAAATGGCCGGTATGCCATCCCGATCCAGGGTTATGTCATGGCTTCATTCAGCAGACGATGAACCTGAGTATCAAGAGTTTCGAGACAGATACGCGCGTGCGAGGTCGGCGCAGGCCGATGCTTACTTCGACCAGATCGTGGACGTGGCGAATAACGCGACGGCCGCCACAGCGGCGGCGGACAGGGTGAAAATTGACGCGCTGAAGTGGGTTGCGGCTCGCATGGCACCTGACAGGTACGGTGACCGGGTGAGTTTGAAGGCTGAGGTCCACGTCGAACGGCCCAGCGATATCGCGCCAGACTGGCTGCGTAACGAGCTGGCCGCCAGTACGGCGGCTGTGGCAGGTTCTAAGCTAACTCATTGATTTCGTTGAAACATGCTAATGAACTCCAGACTGTCAATCTGAGCGTCATTGCTGTGATATCAAGGGCTTAGCAGTTGATTGCGTCCATTGTGGCGCAGTGCCGGGCATTCCAGCGCCGACCCTCCTGGCGGTTGCACCCCGGTCGCGTCGTCGTCGGGAATGGGCGGCGACGCAATCAAAATGCAATGGGTCCCATCTGGCCGAAACGCGATCGACAATTGGACGCCAGCGGTTGCCCGACGGGAAGATTTAATGAACTGTGAGCCTGTGTAAGGAACCCCCAAGAACAAAGGGTTTAATTAATTACCGGGCTATTTATTTCACCAAAAATTTTTTTACATAATTTTTTTTATGTTATTTTTCGCGGGATAGAGCAGGGGTAGCTCACTTGGCTCATAACCAGGAGGTCGTCGGTTCGAGTCCGACTCCCGCCACCACCAATTAAATTGGTCTTCCGCAGTTGCTGTGGGTATGATGCCCTTACAGCCAAAGGAGGGCAGCATGAGCATGTATAATCAGTTGTTCGGCATATCGCCGGCCGCTTCGTATCTGTTGGAAGTGTTGGGCACGTCGCCTGACAAGATTCCGCGGTTCAGGGATTGTTGGTTCGATAAAAAATCTGATCCGCCCCGGATCGTGATTTATACCCGGACCGGGGGAACCAACCGATTATATTATGATAGTATCGACTTTTGTGCGGAGAACTTCCCCGAGGATGTCGCGGCGATCCAGGCCGCTGTTCCGCCGACCGGCCCGTGGAATTCGGATTTACGGGCACTGCCGGGGTATTTGGACGACAAAGACGACGCTTTCGACTCGACCTACGCGTATTTCTATTTCTCGGTCCCCGACGATATGCCCGTCGCGTCCATATCATTATTATCGGATGAGCTGGACCCTGGACCGCGCGGCGGGGAAGCGTGGGAAGTGCTGCTAAAAAAAATGGATGACCCGGACGAACAGGATGACCCGTTGGTCGTCAACGCGCGGGCCGTGGGTGAAAAGATCATAGGGCAAATGATCGAGGACGATCCTACCGCCGACGAGGTGACGGTTAACATCATCAAGGTTTGACCATGCGGGTAATCGTCTGCGGCGGTCGTGACTTCAGTGATCGGGTTTCGCTGGGTGTGGCTTTAAACGCGCAGCATGCGTTTGTACCGTTCCGGCTACTACTTCATGGTGGAGCACGCGGCGCCGATCTGCTGGCGGCCGAGTGGGCGGACAGTCGCAATATCCCGTCGCTGGAGTATCGTGCCGACTGGCAACGCTACGGCAACGGCGCGGGGCCGATTCGGAACCGGCGTATGTTGGACGAGGGCCGGCCGGGGCTGGTTATTGCCTTCCCTGGGGGGCTTGGCACGGCGAATATGTGCGAGATTGCGGAGAAGGCCGGCATTAACGTGATTAAGCCTGTGATCCGCGATCGTGAACAGTTGGTTCAGATTACGGCCGACCATTTTACGGCGGCGGTTGTTTTGAAAGGCGGAATCGTTATAGATGCCGCGCCAATCATTAAATATATGGTGGGCTGGGATCGCCGCGCGGTGTGGGATCAGATTAAGAAGAAAAAATGGCGCTGGGCGGTGCCTGGGCGACCTGAATCTAGAAATTGAATAAAATTCTTGGCATGCATGCCATAGACGTTGCGCCGGCGCGGCACGCGTGCCATAGTTGTGCTGGGCCGTTCCGCAGGACTCCCATCCTGTATGCAACCCTAAGATACCAAGGTATGTGGTTCGGGCGCCTTGGCGATATGTGACCTTTAAATGTCAAACTTGGCCGGGGTAAATCCCCGGCCTTTTTTATGGGGGAATAGACGCAGACTACCTATACCGGCCCGCCGATGGTGTCCATAGAGGTTGAGCCTATGCGCATGGCGCTATGGCAAAAGCCACGGTCCGAGGTCGAACCGATCTATATGGAGGCGTTCCAGCGCAACGATGTGGACGCTATCCGGTGGCTGGGCAGAAATGACCGTTACTTTCTGCTGACTTGTTTGCTGCGACGGGGGGACGCTCGCGAAGACTGGCTTTACGCACGCTGTCGCGAGGTCGAGGCCGATCCGGATGACCGGTTGGATTTGTGGGCGCGGGAACATTACAAGTCCACCATCATCACCTTCGCGGGGATCATTCAAGAGATACTGCGGAACCGTGACATAACGGTTGGTATTTTCGCGCATAACCGGCCGGCCGCCAAAGCGTTCCTGAAGCAGATCAAGGAAGAGTTGGAAGGCAACACGCTGCTAAAGCAGCTTTATCCAGATGTGTTGTGGATGGAACCGCGTAAGCAGTCGCCAAAGTGGTCAGAAGATGACGGGATTGTCGTTAATCGCGCGAGCAATCCGAAGGAAGCTACAGTAGAGGCGTGGGGCCTGGTCGATGGCATGCCGACCGGCAAGCATTTCCTGTTGCGGGCATATGACGATGTGGTCACTGAAAAGTCGGTGACGACGCCGGACATGATTAAAAAGACCACCGAAATGTTCGAACTGTCGGACAACCTCGGTGCCAGGGGCGGGCGGGTCTGGATGATCGGCACGCGGTATCATTATGGCGATACTTACGGTGTCATCCTGAAACGGGGCGTCACCCGTGAGCGCCGATATGCCGCGACCCATGACGGCACATTCGACGGTCGGCCGGTGTTTCTTACCCAAGCGGAGTGGGATCGAAAGTTACAAACCCAGTCAAAACCCACGGTGGCGGCTCAGTTGTTATTGAACCCGCTGGCCGGCAGCGAAAAACGGTTTGACCTGGGCTGGATTCAATACTGGGATGTGCGGCCGAAGCGGTTGACGGTCTATATTTTGGTTGATCCGTCGCGCGGCCGTAGCGCGTCAAGCGACAACACTGCAATCGCAGTGATCGGCGTGGACATAAACCGCAACAAATACCTGCTTGATGGGTTTTGTCATCGCATGAGCTTGTCGCGGCGGTGGAAAATATTGCGCGACACATGGAAGCGTTGGGACAACATGCCTGGCGTTACCGGCTGTTTCGTCGGTTATGAGCGATATGGGATGCAATCCGATATCGAATATTTCGAGGAACGGATGGAGATCGAAAAGATCGCCTTCCCGATCGAGGAAGTTAATTGGCCGCGAGAAGGGCCGGAATCCAAACAGCATCGAATCGAACGGCTGGAACCTGACTTCCGGATGGGCCGAATCCGCCTGCCCGCTGTTATGACGCTCGATGAAGTCGGCAACATTACTCAGATAGACCCGCGAACGCGCAAGCGGTGCCAAGAGGTCATCGCGGCCGGCGAAGGGTGGCGCGTTGCCGCGCCGCTGCGGAAGGCCAACGAAGACGGCAAGATTTATGATGTTCTGGAACATTTCGTGGAGGAATACTTGTTTTTCCCCGCCGCCCCGCATGACGATTTCATGGATGCCATGGCGCGGATTTACGACATGGACCCTATTCCGCCCGTTTATTACGAGGACGACGAACCAGGCCGCGAAAATTCGCTACTGCCGGAAACCTTTATCGATGGACCATAAAAGCAAAGCAGAGCGGGCAATACTGGAACTGACCCAGGCGATCAAGTCAACAATCGCCCCGATACCTGGAGGTCCGCTCTTGAAACGGCCGGACGGGATGGACCTTCAGTCACGGAAGCATCGGCCGGACCGTGAGGACGGATACGGGTTCGTTGTCGATCGCCACCTCGTTGAACGAGCGAAGTTTAATTTGTTGGGGAATTTTGTCGATCGAGTGATCGACCATGCGTCATTCAAGCTGCCCGCAGGGACCCGGTTCGAGGTCCGAAAGGCATATCAAAATTACGATCGAGAGATAGGGGTGTGTTGGTACTACCACCCCAATTTCGCCGTAGGTGGTTGGCGGACCGAACGCCATGTCGGGGCGAGTGTCGTGCCGGCCCTGGGTTATGCGTTGTTAGCGCGTCAAATTTCATGGGGGCAACCGAATGACATCTACCAAGACATTTAACTGGCGCGAGGAAGTCGAGAAGATCGACGGCCCGAATCGCCATACCGACAGCCTGTACCCGATTGTTTACACCTTCTCCGGTGCGCGCCCGCGTCGCGACAGCGGCCCGGAATCCGGCATTTACGAGAAACCGTAAGATCGTGCGACCAACGGAAGGTGCCACCCTGCCGGCGCGGCTGCGTGCCGATGGCGCGAAGTACGATCGCTTGAGCGCCGCCGTGAAGGCCAATGTGGGCAGGAAAGAGTTTGCTTGGATGAGCGATCGCGAACGGCAGGATTTCGAATTGAATTTGACCAGCCCCGAGGTGGCGGAATGATTAATTTTGATACCGATATCATGCCGCTCGACCAGGAACTGGGGCGGCGTGTCCTTGAAAAGCTGCACCGTCATTATCCAGGCTGGTCCTGGGTGGTTGATGTGCCGCCGAACCAGAATCTTGCCGTGGTCCGCAATTTCGACTGCGATCCACGGGGCACCATGGGTTTCATTATTTACAAAACCGCGCTCTATACCGACCCGACCATGCATAAGGTCATGCTGGCCGGCGGTGAATTTCTGGAGCGTTACAAAGTTTTGCGCGCGGGCTTCCGGCCTGACGCGCTGGAAGGCCGCACCATGATTTTTGAAAAGCCGCAAACTTGATGGCGAAAACACGCGAGCCATTTACCGCCGCGCTGGAGGACGGTGTAGATAGCCTGACACAGTTTGACGCCGACGACGACATGCCCGTCACAGAGGGCGCCACCGGGGGAGTCGAGCCGGATTGGCTTTCGATCGCAAAAAGTTCATATGAGGATTCAACTCAATTTATAGATACCTCATTGCGCGCCCGGTGGGAAAGCAACGAGCGGGCCTTTCAGGGGCGGCACCCGAGCGGCAGTAAATATCATTCCGACACCTATAAACATCGCTCCAAATTATTCCGACCGAAAACCAGGACGACAATTCGACAGGGGGAGGCTGCTGCGGCGGCCTCTTTTTTCTCGAACGAGGATGTTATTTCGGTCAACCCGCTGGATGACAACAATGTCGAGGCGAAGGCGTCGGCCGCGATCAATAAGGAGTTGCTGCAATACCGGCTCACGACGCCGAACCAGAGGATCGGCATACCGTGGTTTTTAACCTGCGTCGGGGCCTATCAGGAATCTGAAAAATATGGCGTTGTCTGTTCTAAGCAGTGGTGGGAATACCGCGAGCGTAAGGAAAAAGTCGAAGTTCCGCTGATCGACCCTGTGTCTGGTCAGCCCGTAATCGATGCCGCGACTGGTCAGCCGATTATGACCATTCAGGAAAAAACTGTGATCGAGCGGGACCGGCCGCGCATCGACCTAATACCATTGGAAAATATCAGAATCGACCGTGGCGCTGATTGGCGCGACCCGATCAATACCAGCCCATACGTGATTATCAAGCATCCGATGTATGTGCATGAGGTTGAAGAGCGGATGAGCGCGCCTGACCCTAAAACGGGGCAACCGCCGTGGAAACGATTGGCGGCGGGTGATTTGAAGGCGGCCGCTGGTGACAACGAGCTGGATTCGACCCGCTCTTTCCGCGAAGACGGCCGGCAAGACAGCCGCGATAGCGAAACCGCGATCGATGAATATTCTATCGTTTGGGTGCATGAAAACATCGTGCGCTGGAACGGAAGGGACTGGGTCTATTACACGGCCGGAACCCGCGCCATGTTGTCGGACCCTGTTCTCCTGGAAGAGGTTTATTTGCACGCCAAAGACGGCGACCGCCCGCTTGTGATGGGGTATTGCGTGCTCGAAGCCCACAAGACTTACCCCAGCGGCAAACCCCAGCTTGTCGAAGGGTTGCAGCAAGAGGCAAACGAGTTAGTCAACCTGCGGCTGGACAATGTAAAGCTGGCGCTGAACAAGCGGTACAAAGTGAAACGCGGCCGACAGGTTGATCTGCGTAGCTTGCTTCGCAATGCGCCGGGTTCGGTGACATTGGTCAATGAAATGGACGATGTCGATGTAATCGAAACGCGAGACGTAACATCGTCGGCTTATGCCGAACAGGACCGCATCAACGTTGATTTTGACGACATTATCGGGGCGTTTACTCCTGGGTCGGTTCAGACGAACCGACAGATGAACGAAACTGTTGGCGGCATGGAGATGCTTTCCGGCGCGGCAAACCTGCTGGGCGAGTTGGACCTTCGGGTGTTCGCGGAAACATGGGTCGAGCCGGTTTTGCGGCAGGCGCTGAAGATGGAACAGGCATATGAGACCGACACCACGCTACTCGCGCTGGCCGGCCAGAACGCCAACATTTATCAGCGCTTTGGCATTAACGAGATTACAGACGGGTTGCTGTCGCAGGATTTGACTGTGAGGGTAAACGTCGGCATCGGCGCCACCGATCCGAAACAGCGTTTGATGAAATTCCGCGTTGCTACGGAAACGCTCGGGTCAATCATGGGGCCGGGAATGGTGCAGCAACTGAATATGGACGAGGTTATCAAAGAGGTGTTCGGCGCCTTGGGATATCGCGACGGGTCGCGTTTCTTCAAGAAAGACGGTCCGGACCCGATTGTCGAGCAACTGACGGCGCAACTGGAACAACTCCAGCGGAAGCTGGAAACTCGCGAGATCGATGTGGACGGCAAGATAGAGGTCGCGCGGATCGGCGCCATGGCAAAGCTCGCGATCGAAAATATGTCGAACGAGGGCAGCGTCACCCAAGAGGGTTTGCGCCTGATGCACGCGTTGCAACTGGAACATACGCGCGCTCAGAACCAAATGGCGCTCGATCGGCAGCACAACGATGACAGCTTGCGCAACGATGTTGTCGGTCGAACGATGGACGCCAACACCAGGGCGGCGGAA